TTATAAGTTGAATAAAATCTTTATCATTAGATACTATGAAAACCTGAGAATTATACTTATTAGACATTATATTGCTTAAATAGGCGATAACATCATCGGCTTCTACCTTATCTAGACTTATAGTTTTAACAGGTAAACATTTTAAATAATGTATTAATCTTACTATTTGGTCTATTTTAGCATCGTGTTCTTCTTCTAGCGATTCAAATGAATCCCAATTTGTAATTCTAACTAAATTACGTCCTGATTTGTATTCAGGTAATAAGTTCTTCCGATTTACGGAAGAACCTACCCCATCAAATACAACGTACACAGACGTTGGTTTAATTGTACCAATTAAGGAATTCAATGAACGAATAAAACCACCCAAACCACCAACATGAACACCTGCTTGGTTAGTAAAATTCATCATTGCAAAATTTCTAAAAAATAGATTTAAACCATCTATTAATAATACTCTTTCATAAGGATTAGTTTCTACTGATTGTTCAGGTTCAGGAGTGTCGTTTAGTAATTTTAATAACTCGTTCTTATTCATATTATTCGGCTTCTAGGTTTTCTAATAATTCAGTGATATCGGCTTTTTCTTCCCATTCACTATTATCTTCAGTAATCCCATATTCGCCTTCACCAAGTATACTAATCCACTCATTAGCGTGTTCTTTTTTATACTTATTAATAATATTAGTATCATCTTTGATAAAACCATGAACTGTACTTACAATAGTACCTGTTGTTGTAATACCATTAATGTGGTTTTTATCACAAGCAATTTTAGTACGTAAAGCAAATTCAACTTTTTTCTTATCTTTAGTAGCATTTAATTTAGATGTACCAGCGTTTGTGATATTACCAAATGTTAATACTAATGAAGCATCATAATAGAACGTGTCACCACCTTTGTTAGTCATTTTTGGACGAGCCATAGGACCTTCTGCTGGTGCAACACCTGTTTTGTTTACAATGAACAATGAATTTGTGTATTGGTAGGTTTCTTTTCTAGACATTACAATTTGTTGGTTAATAAAATTACCAAATTGTGTTGCTATTGCACCTGCGTTCCACATTGGATTGTTTTTACCTTGATCTAAACTCATTTGGCAAGGAATTGATCCTACTGAATCCCAAATAAATAATAAATCGTAAGGTAAATTACCTTTCTTTTGTTCGTTGATTAGATCAATAATAAAAGCAGCAATATCTTCAATTGAATTCAATGTACTTCTATCACGATAAATAAAGAAACCGTTGTGATCTACAATCTCTCCGGTTGATTCGTCAACAACGTCTTCCATCTCGAATCCCATTGTTTTCCAATGCTTCCAATCATGCTTCATCTCAGTAATAATAAGCACCGGTAAAACGCCCATTTTCTGGGCGTTTACCGCTACTTCGATTGCTGTTGTTGATTTACCAGTATTACTTTTACCTCTAACCATTGAAATATGGCCTAAGGGAATACCGGGAATTGATAAAGCTTCTTGTAAGGCAGTGGAAAAAGGAACCCATCGTTGTTCTTTAAACTTAACGTTGCCGTTAAGCATTTTTTTCTCCTTGAATGAATCAAGATTGAAATTGGCTTTAATCTCTTGGGAGACGGCGGCCGTTAGCGATTCGCTTCTTTTTACTTTTGCCATAACTTTTTTAATTTTAATTAGAATGGAAGATCGTCTGAACTATCTTCATCATCGAATAATGAATCAAATTTTTCTGCTTTTGATGTTGCTTTAGAAGCTACTGGTTGTTTTGTAGCATAATTTTTAGCTGGTGCTACTGGTGCAGTTTCTACTTCTTCTACTTCTTCTTCAGCGATAATTTCTTCTTCATTTTCTTCTGGTGTTAACCATGTTTGTAAGGTGTTTTTCAAAGTCTCATAATCCATTTTACGTTGAATCTCTAAAATAGAAGGTTGTTCAGTTAAAAATGTTTGAATTTGAGCTGCATCTTTACTTACAGGAGATGTTTTAGGTTTAATTCTAATTGATGATTTTAGACCTTGACGTCCACCTACATCACCTTTAACTACATCGACTGTAAAGTCTCTGCCTTCGTTGATGTCTGTGTAATCACCATAATCTTCATCTTCAGCAATTCCTAATAACTGCATGTAGATTTCTTTTCCGAATTCCCAAAGTCTAACGCCTTGTTCTTCTTCACCACGCACAACTACTGGTGCGAAAATTCTCATTTTAGGGTCTAGTTTTTTAGCTAATACCCAATTTTCTTTGTCATTTGTAGTGCGCAATTTTGTTGCGAATTCTACGATTGGGTCTTTTTCACCCCAGTTGGTTAGAGCGTAAATCGGAAATTTAGAGATTCCATAGTGAACAAAAACCTCTTGAAAAGGGTTTGTTGGGCTGTTCTTTGAAGGAACAATACGAATTTGGTACTTTCCTTCTTGTTTTGGTTTCCAGTAAACTTTTGTGTAATCGATTTTTTCTTTCTTGCTTGTGTTCTGATTAGACTGTAAAGCATTCAGTCGTTGTTTAATTGCATCTATATTCATAAATCTATATTTGTTTAATGTGGGAAATATAAGAACTTAAGTTTGAGACACCAAACTATAGTGTAATTTTTATAAGGAATTAATAACCTTTTATTTTACTAAAGCATCAAAATATTTATTGATACTTTCAATATCTTCATTAGACAATACATCCATTCTTTGACCAACATTATTAAAAGGATCAATTTCATTAGGAGCATTATTCCATAAATCATAATCTCCTATATTTTTAACAAACATAGTAAATTCTTCTGGTGACATTTTTCTAATTTTAGCTGATACAAAATCTGTTTTTATATCATCCACTTGTTCTGAATCATCTTGGTTTAATACTTCAAGATCATTTTTTACAAATTCAGCAAATGATTTGTATTGTTTAGCTTTTTTAGCTAAATCTTCATATTCACCTGCTAAATCTTCACCTCCAATATCCATAAGAATATCATAATACATTTTTAAATCACCTTCGTTTATGTTTTCTTTTAATAAACGACCTTCGGTAATAAATTGTCTTAGGTCAAAGTTATCTGCTGGCTTCATGTGATTATACATATGTTAAAGATCAATAATCTTATAAACTTTTGTATTAAGTTGTTTTAACTCGTTATGATTTGTTAATAAAATACAATTTTTATAATGCTGCCAATTTACTCTAAAACTAGGATCAACAACCCCACCATTTAATTTTTTAATTAAATCATTTAAAGCATTTATTGTATATAAAGTATTGGATTCTTTTTTACGATGAACTAAAATAGTATTTTGAGGAATACCATCAGTATTAGTTTGCTCAATATTATATGTTACAACATATTCGTCAGTACTTTTAACATAAAGTACAAACATTTTATTATACATAATTGTATACGTCGAAGACAAACTAACAATTAGTTTATCTAATTCATTAGGTCCAGTAAAGGTCGCAAACAATTTATTATTTAACATGTTGGAATCTATATAAGTATCAAAGTCATATCGACTATCTACGTTATACATATCATCTGGTCTGCTCAAAGTCATAATCTGTCCCATATTTGGTTTTTATTTGTAATTTATATTTTTTAAATATTTCTCTCAATTCATCTTCAATCCCCTCATCTCCTATATCAAATAAAAACGAATCATAAGTATATAGTACTATTTTAGTTTGTTTACCTCTTAACAATTTATGAATATCCATTAGAATATAAGTGTTAACCGCTGATTCTACATTCTGTAAAATATAGTTAAACAATTTCTGCGGATTCATGTTTTCTAACCTCTCCGTTTCAAATATATAACCTGAAATCGGTACTTTATATTTACCATTTGTTTCAAATTCGTTCCACGCTTTGTTAATAAACGCTTTCACCATTTGAAAATACTCTAAATGCTCGTATTGTTTGTAAATACCGCCATATAGTTGTCTAAACGTAATTTGCTTGGATTCCTCATAACTTACCCCGTACATTTCAGCAAATGCACTATGTACGTCTAAACCTTGAAAATCATAACCAATTAACCTAGCCGCTAGATGTGGGTGGTAAGCAGAAATATCAATTTCCACAAACTTATTGTTTGGAATGAATGAGGATCTTACTCCGCTATCTTTATTTAATGCGGCAAAATTAATACCATTAAAGGAATTACTTGGTCTACGAGTAGTGGTAGATAAGTTGTATTGCGTGTAAATTCTATTGTCGTATATAGAATAAAAATCTTTAGTCGGGTGATAACTTTCATTGAATTTGTCTTTGTTTATTTGTATTCCGTTTCTCTCAATTCCAAAAAACGCTAGTATTACTTTTTCGTTATAAAATGAATAATATTCGGGTAACGGTTGAGATAAAACTTTTTTTACTTGCTCATAAATATGTTCACATTTTTCATAATGCTTAGAAACAGGTATTATTCTATTAAGTTTTGGGTAATCCGTATTTTGAAAATGTATGTGTGCTTGTGTGTCGCTTTGTATATACGTAGGATTAAGTGGGGACAGGCAGCATATGTTTTTAAATGGAAAATAGTATAGTGCCGACTTTTTATCACGTACCCATACTTTATCTATTTTGTGTATAAACGCGTATATAGTTGTCTTATTAATGCTAAATGTTTCACTATGGTCAACGCATAACATATAAGCTTTAGTGTTATTAAACGGTTTTATATATACTAAAGATATGTCGTTAATGGCAGGGTGGATATTATCGTTAAAAGGAATTATTTCAACAAATGCTTCTTTTATAGGATTTTGAATAAAATATCCTAATTGCTCTTCATTTTCTAATAACCAAAACATAACCTTTTGATATAAACATACAAAAAAAGGCTTGGTTTCCCAAGCCTTAATATATTAAATTTTATAAATTTTAGTAATCATCTAAATCACCTTGTGAAAAAGGTGTATTATTAACATCTTCTAAATTGCCATTTTTATCTATACGAGGCATATCCATTCTTTCTATAGCAGGTAATTCATCACGCATAGCATTATATAATCTAGGTTGATATGTGTTTCCAGGATCTTCATTAGCATATTCTATAGCCTTAGCTTTAGCTTCGTCCTCAGTGAAAGGACCAAAATCATATGGTGAATAATTTTTTTCAATACCATAGATTTTTTTACTAACAGGATTACTTATTACAGGCATCTCTGTAATAATACCTGCTAATTGTTGTAAACGGCGAAATTCTTCGCTTACATTATTTGATGATTTTATTTTTAAATCACTTATATTATATATACGTTTAAATGAGTCCATATTCATATAACCATTATTAAAATCAAGTGGTTCACCATCTAATACGCTATCATTACCACTAATATTATCTTTAACTACATTACCTTTAATATCTGCTAATACCCAATTTCCATTTGTATCTGATGTTTTAGGTAACAAGACATATGAATTTGTTTTATCTTGTATAACATAAGGTAAAGCGTATAATAAGGTTAAGTATTGTTCTTTACCATTAATTTGTTTTGCTACTTTTATAATATTTGATCTATCATTATCCGGCATTCCTTTCCATTCTTTTTCAGTTATGGGTTTTGGAGTTATTTTTTGTTCAGGTGCAGTTTTTAAATTTTCTAGTTGTTCATCACTTATATTTGTGTCACTATCTAATTCCCACTTTGAAAATAATTTAGAATATGCTTCTAATAATTGGCGTTTTTTAGGATCGTTTACGTATTTGATTGCTGATGGTGGTAAATACTCTAATTTTTCTAATTGATTATTTACATATTTTTCTGTTACTTTTGGTCCAAAATATTTTTCAATATATTCATATGTTAAATATGCATCAAATGTTTCTAAATATTTTTCTTTTGCTGGTTCATCTAAATATTTAATAAAAGGAAGTGGAATTGGAGTATTACCATAATTAGTATGTCTAAATCTGAAGATAGCATATCGTTTTGCTAAGGCTTCATTATCTTTTAGTTGTGAATATTTGTATTTTTGTCCACTATCAATAGCTAGATTTGCTAATGTTTTTGTTATACCACCATAATTGATTTTATAATTTGGTAATATATTTAAGATATCATCTGTAAGTTTGTCTTCAGATCCTTTACCTTGTACATATAATTCTTTTTCATCTTGGGATAATTCTTTAAATTCATCTACATTTAAATTCTTACCAGTATTTAGTTTTCTTCCTCTTTCTTCTGGGGATAATTTTATTGGTTTAAAATAGTCTTTTAATCCTTTAATTTTATCCCATGTATCTGCTGGGACTATATTAGATATATCTTCCCATGTTTTAGCAAATTTATCTCCATCATTATTAGCATTTGTTACAATATATCCTTGTTCATTAATTAGTACTTGAATTACCAAAACATGCCATTTATCATCAAACCTAGGTTTAATTCCTGTTGATGGTTTATTACGATCAAATAAAAAATAAAAAGTAGGTGTTATATCTTTGAATCTATAATTATCGTACATGTTGCTCCCTATTGGTTGCGCTACACAATGAGAATATTTTTTTAATTTAGTTTTAGGATCTGAAGGATTGTAAGATATACATTTATGTTTATCATCACCCTTGTATATTTCAATTCCATCTTTATCATATATTTTATCAGCATCTGTTGTTGCTGTGTTTTCTTCTCCTGTTGATTGTCTTTCTGATGGGAATAAGGCATCCATAATCTGTTCAAAATCATCCCACCTCCAATTGTTAGGATCAAAATATAAATTATTATCTAATAAACGTTTAGGGATAAAATTAATAACTTCTTCTTTTGAAAATAATTTATTTCCCTCATTATCTTCAATACCATTAGTTATACCTTGTTTTAATTTTCCTCTTTTATTCATAAAACGAGCAGTATAACTTTGAGCTGTTTCTTTATCAATGTTTTCTTTTGATACAAACTTTGCTACTGCTGCTTTTTTAATTTGCTCTGGGTTTTCTGGTATAGATTTAAGTAATCTAACTATATCAGCATATGAATATTGAGTAATATCTAAGTATTTCTTACTTTGCTTTAATTCATCAGGTAATACAAGTATTGGTAATCTACTAGATAGTGAGTCCTTTTTTTGGTCAAAAGTATTAATTAACTTTAATGCTAAATCAGGAGTAACATTAGAATCTTCACCTATCCAACGGTCCGTAACTTTTTTTATTATTGCATCACTATATTCTTTTAATATTGTTGTAAATCTAATCATAATATGGTTATAAATATTATAAGATTATTGATAATACTTAGTGTAATCTTCTTTTATGTAAAGATTGAATTTAGGTAGTTTTAGGTTTTTTATAGCTAATTCTACCATATTTTTATTTACTCTAGCTACTTGTTGTTCATCTCCAGTTAATTGCCATGTTATATTAAATGGTAAATATAATTGCCACAATATTTGAGGATCTTTTGCTATTAATTTATCGTATTGATCTTTATTTATTTCAATATATAATATTTCGTTTGTTTTTTTACAAAAAAATCTTCTAAACTCTCCGTTTTGATAATCTTGTTGTGTTGGTTGTTGTGGATTATAATAAGGAGTGTAAGTTATTTGTTGTTGTGGTTTTAGATTATTATAAATAGAATTACTTTTAGGGTCTTGGTTTTCATTATTGTAAACTAATCCATCATAGTTGTCAGCTAATTGAATAAATGATTTTCCTGTTAATTCTGTTTCAGCTGTAGCTTCCCAAAAATCTTGGGTAATTGGAAAAAGTTCTAAATTAGGAAGATCATTAGGGGTTTTACCTGTAAAGTATTTTCCTTTACTTGTTTTAAAATAATATCCAGTATAACTTTCTCCATTAATGAAAAATTCATTTCCATTTGTATATAAATTAGGGGTGATTTGTGATAATGGATAATACATAATTACATTCCTTTAAATAAATCTTGGTATCTTACATCAGTAGCTAAGGCTTTTATTTTAGCATCATTAATACTTTTAGGTAAAGCTGTTGAACTTACATTAAATCCATTTCTGATTTCTATTTTGAATCCTTTATCCTCATATAGTGTGCTTACTAATTTATTTAAAGCCTCAGTAGATTCATTTTTTGCAGGGTTTAAATAATTTGTACCTATTCCATCAGGATTACCTTGAGCATTTTTATTTTTAAAATTAAATTGAGGGCCAGGACCTATACATCCTGCTAACCACCCTGGTGCTTTAGGAGCAGTATGTATTAATACCCAAGTTCTATCTGTTGGATTTGATCCTGGAATTCGTTTCCATTGTCCTGATTCACTTCCTACTAACCAAAAATGTTTACCATATTTAGATGTTTGTCTACTGTTTACTAAATAATTACCTGTTGGAATACAACTACTTCCGTTTTGATTATTTTTCCAAGGTAATTCTACTGTAGCCAATCTATATATAATATTAACATGATTCACATCATATATTTCTAAAATTCCTAAAGTTTGTGTGCCATCATCTAAAATACGTGTTAATGTAGCTCTATTTTTAGCTTGTTCCGGTGGTAAATTAGATTGGTAATAAAATGTTGGAGATGTTGTACTATATTCTTGTGGTTCTCCTCTATTTGCACTTCTTTCTGCTTCACTAGATCCAGTAATAGCAAATGGATTTTTAGGAATAGCCATTGATTCAATACTAGTAGTCCATTCATTGTTATCAATAACATGATTTATACCTTTAATTAAAAATTCTAAAGTACCAGGATAATTTGTTGGTAAGAAATTAGTATCAATAGTAAATTTTTGGTATACTTTCATTCCTGATAGTCCATCCATTTTTAAAGATAAATCAAATGGTAAAAATCCACTATTTGCTGATGATATAGTTGGATCGAATTTTACATTTTTTTCTATTTCAGCGTATTGATAATATTCTAATAGTTGCGTTTGAAGATTTTTATAATCTTGTATTGAATCTAAAACATAGTTTGGGAGTTTTTTATTAACATTAGTTCCTAAATCTATAATAAAATTATCAAAAGAAGTAAGAGCTGCTTTATATTGAACCTCTAATGGTTTTGGCGTTTCTATTGTTTCTTCTGTTTCATCAGCATTTGTTATTTTTTCTTTAAATCTATCTGTTAAACCATTATTCATTCTAGATAAAGAAGTAGCATCTGCTCCTTTTATATATCCCTGTTTTGTTGATCCAATAGTAATCATTGTAGCTAATTCTGGTGATACAGTTGTAGTAAAACTTAAATCTTTAATAAAACCAGCATGTGGTACTTTATTACCATAAATACTTTCTAATGTTCCAGCATAATACCCATATGTATCAAATATTACTTCTTCTGTTGATATATCCTTATAAACATCTGTAATGTATTTTGATTTTAATATAGCATCTTTATCTGGAAGTGCTACATCATCTACAATTCTAATAGTATTTGTTTCTGTGTCAATTATTGGTTCTAATTTGTTGAAATTTCCTGTTGATTCATTGTATCCTTTACATAAAGCATCCAATAAACCATACAAAGATATTTTACCTTTATTATCTTTAATTTCATCTATTTTATTAAGAATCCATTCCATATTAAAATAAATATTCATTATATTTCCATATTTACCTTTAATATTAGTATCACCATTAAAATCTATTATAAAATCATCAGCACCCGGTATAAAATCATATTTTTGACCTTTAGATGTAACATAAATTGATTTTTTTACATAACATACTTTAGGATCTGCACTAATTGTATATGGTTGGGTGTAAATAATATTACCTATTCTATTAAAATCTACGTCTATTAACTTAATATTTGGATCATTATTTATATTAGGAATTACTTTTGCTTTTAAAAAGGATAAAAAAGCACCAAATCTTATGTAATATCCTTGCGATCCACCTTCAAATGTTTGTGAAAAATATTCTATATGTGAATATAATTCATTTTTATCTGGATCAGTATAACTTACTTTGTATGGTGTTAAACCATATACATCTGGGGAGTTTTCATTTAAAAGATCATATATTAATTTAAATTCTTTTCCAATTTCATGGGCTTGTTCAAATGATTCTATTGGACTTGTTGGGTTAAAAAATTCACCAATAGCTGATATTCCTCGTTCTAGTAAATTAGAGTTTCTCTTTTCTTGAATTTCTGTAGTTTGAGTTTGAGTTCCACCTAGTAAAGTATTTGCTTTTAAAGATTCAATAACATCTCCTAAACTTATTAATTTTATTGTGATATCATATTTTCCATCATTAGTAACAGTCCAAGTAAAATTAACTACTTTAGCAAATATAGCATCATAATTTCCAAACGATGCTAATCTATATCTATCTATTAATGGTAATATTGAATTATATGTTAATGGAATTTGTTTACTACTATCATTAGGATCAGGACAATTTCCTTTAAACCAATAACCCATTAAAGAATATGGATTATCTTTTATATAATTACCTTTATCGTCAAAATAAGAGCTTTGCCCCCACTCTAATAAAACACTATATCCTAAACGCATATATAATAAATCAATTATATCAAATTGTTGTCTATTATTTGCTTGGATTTTTACTGTTGCTGTTTTTATTGAGCCTCTTGTTTCCGTTCTAATTTCAGCTGAAAGTATACCAGGCATTGGTCTTAAACCGAATTCTGTACCTCCTAAACCATAAGCTCCTGTATTAAAAATACTGCCATCAAATGCTATTCCTTGATTATTTTTAAATGAGTTATTATCAGGATTATAAGATACAATACCATTAAATAATACATTATTTTTTGCAAGTTGGGTTCCAGCAGGAATATTTAAATTTCTAATAGGTGTTGTTTGGTCAATACTTACACTAGACATTAATTTACACCATCCACTTCTAGTATTTAAATATGTTAATTCTGTATTGTTTCTATTTATAGAACCATATACTTTTTGACGCTGTGCAATTTGATTTGCTATTTTTTCATTAATACCTTCACCTACTATATTCATACATTAACCATTTATTGAATTAAAATCATTTATCACATTTTGATAGTTTGCAGGAATTCTAATTTGTATTCCTTCTGGCGCTACTAATGAGTTTTGTGGTAAATCTGATGGTAAATCGGTTCCTGCTACTGCTGTATTTGCTATAGAAATTACCCACCATAAAGAACTATCATTGTAAAACTGTTGAGCTAAAGTATCAAATCTATCTCCTTGTGTTGTATATACATAAATATCATTAGAGGATAAAGGAACCTCAGGATAACGTGAAGTTACATAAACTACATTTCCATCTATTTTTGTTTTTGGTATGTTTTGATATCTATTCATTATATTTTAATTACCAACTTCCTCCTGCACCGCCTCCGCCGAAGCCTCCGCCGCCAAATCCGTTCCTTGGTTTTTGTGGGATAAATAATTCAGGATTTGAATATTTGTCATCAGGAATACTATAACGTGGGGGTACTGATGTTTGAGGTGGAGGAGGAATATATTTTGGATTTTCAATTTTAGGATTTATTAATCTTTTTTCATCTGTATTCGTTTCGTTTGCTTCAGGTGTTACATCTGTCGGTGTAACATCAGGAGCAGTACTACCATATTCATTTCCTGTAGGATCTTCTAATGATATATAATGTTTATAATCATTATCAAAATATTGTACTTCAGGTCTGAATTTTTGTATAGGTGTAAAATTACATGTTACTTTAAGAATATGGGGTAATTGTTTAATTTTTGTGTCTCTTTCTCCATCAACATCTATTCCTATTTCCCATGTTGTATCTTCACTAATATCATACGTTAAACTAGTAATTATACCTGGTTGTTCATATATATAACCTCCAATAGTAAATTGAACCATATTACCTCTCATATAACCATTAGGACTATACTCAGGAGTTAAAGATGATGCTAAATAATTTAATCTTTTATACATTGGAATTAACTCTTGTTTAGATTGAGCTGCTACTGTCCAAGATAATGACATTTGTCGAGTAAACCCATTATAATTATAAAAACTTTCACCTCTTCCTAGATATTTTGTTGGATTCCATTCTGCAGTATATGCATCTGATATTGAATTTAAAAATGCTCTAAAATGTAAAAATGTTTTTAAAGTAGGAGTATTATTGTCTATAATTGCTATTCTAAAATTACATAAATCTGATATTGTATCGTCTGCTTCTGTATCTTTATAGCTAAGTAGTGCATTTATATCATCTAGTGGGCCTGTTCTTCCTCCTGAGTATACTACACCATTAGTATAATTAGCATAGCTTTTACCTGCTCGTGCTCCAGGGCCATCACCATTTAAACCACCTATTTTAACTCTTTTTTCTATACTTTTATCTATATAATTTGGAGCTTCTGTTAATTGACCAGCATCTATAGCTTTTTGTTTAGAACCTGCTGACACTTTTTCTAATTTATCTCTTAGAACTGCTCTAAAATCTCGAATTGCAGGTGAAAAAGATAATTTACCAGGATTATTTTTTTCATCTATTAAATCTGTTTGAGAATAAGTATAAGTATTATTATTCCTAATTAATTGATTATTTTTTAAAGAACCAGAATTATATACATTATTATAACTTCCACTGTTGTTAATTTTAGACCCAGAAGCTAGTGTTTGATATGTGTTACTAACTCTATTTGTTAAACTAGAAGTATTTTTAGTTGCAATATCATATTGTGGATTCCATGATTTTTCACCAGTTATTTGTAAAATAGTTCCTTGATTTTGAGAAACTTTTACATTAAATTTAGGTAAATCTTGTTTTCCAAAACTACCTGATTTTATTTGATAAGAATCATAAGTCCATGATTGACTAACATTAAATATTAAACCACTTTCTTGTATAGCGTCTATATTTAAAGTATTAGGTTCTGTTTTTATGTTTTTTTGTATAAAACTTCCACCAACTCCTATTATTCTTTGATTTTCAGGAACTATTTCGTCAACTAATTTATTATTTTTTATATAAGGGGATTGTTCACGTTCAATCTCTAAAGATTTATTATTTTCAATATTACGTGAATTTTGAATTGTAACATAATTTAAATAATTACTAGAAAATTTTTTCTTTTTACCCCATATAAAATCAGAACCTTTAGTGTATTGAGGTATATCAGTATTATTTTGAAGAATTGTTCCTGCTTCTTGTGGTGTGTTTACATCAAATAAAGGTAAAACAGATGATGTATAATTTATATATTTTGATTTTGAAACATCATAAATTTTATATTTACCTGTAGTTGTCCATGATTGGCTAGGATCAATAAGTATACCACCTTGTGATATTTGATTATTATTTAATGTATCAATAGATCTTGAAGATCCCTTGTAAAAATATATTGGATTAGTTTTGGCTAATGAATTATTTACACCTGTTCTTTGATCTGCAAATCTTATATTAGTTTTTCCTACTCCTAAAGTAGATCCTGGTCCTCCTGAGTATGAAAGTAATAATGGATTTAAACTAATTGGGTCAGTTGCGAATCCTTTAATTCCTGGAAGAGAGCCTCTTTTATTTATTATTTTTTCATCGTATAAACTATATAACCTATTATCTTCAGGCTGTTGATTATTAGTTACTGTTTCTGAATATGGTATTATTAATGATTGTTTATTTAAATGAATTCCAAATGCTACTACACCAGCTTGTGCTATAGTAGTTAATGGATTATAAATACCTTCATTTAATCCTTTACCACTTGCTTGAGTACGAACAGCTGTGCGTGATAATATCTGTTGTTTAGAAGCAAATAGTAAACCACTAGGTGATTTTAGATCACCAAACATTTTTGTTAATCTTAAAGCATCAGTAGCAGAATTTGAAACTGCTAAAGTTCCTCCTCTTAAAATAAAATCTTTATTAACAGCTCCTAAATTACTTATGTCATCAGGAATTGGAATTTGAATATAGGGTTGGCCACTACTTCCTCCATCAATTCTATCTTTACCATAAGGGATATTAGTCAAACCAGGCTGATTTCCGTTGCCGGTATAACCTTGTCCGCCATTATAAAACTTAAAGTTTTTTGGATCTGTAAGTAGGTTTATTAACCCCATTTAATTATTTAGGTAAGTTATCTAAATAAGGTAATTTACCAGCTACTTTTGGTATTGTTCCATTTAGATCTAACTGTGATGGTTGTGGTAGTATATTTGGTACACCATCTCTATATTCATTATATGCTGCATTTACATCTATAAAATTACTCCCATTTAATGAATATGAAGGTTGTCCTCCATTAGCATGTAATTTTGATTGTTTTGTTGCACCTGGATTAATAGGTGGTGTTGCTCCATTGTCTACACTGAATGGTGTTCCTTGAGTTTTTAATTTATCTAATAGTCCCATGATATTTGTTTTTGATTATAAATATTATAAATTATTGAACTTGAAAAGTATTTGTGCTCATAGAATTACTAAATTTAGTTGAGTTATTACCTACACCTTTAGCTACTTTTTCACCATCCATTTCTACTGAAACTTGAACTGGTCTGTTATTTATTTCTTTAGCTATTGATATTGCTACGGCTGCTGCCATTTTATTATAATCAATAGTTAGTGGTGGTGGATTTATTGGTTTGTTTATTTTATTATTATTAATTGGTTGTGATAATGGAGAAGATGATTTATTGCCTCCTAAATCAGTACCAGCTATTATTGTATCTTTATCGTTTAACGCTATTGCACCTTCTGGTGCTAATAATGTGCGTTTACCATATCCTTCAGGTGATGATATTAAATCATCTGCTGCTACAGCTTTCATAACAGCATATCCAGCTAATGCTGCTGCTACTGCTACTGCTGCCCCTACCCCAAAAGTTAAAGCAGCACTTGAAGTTAAAGTAGCTAATGCTATTTGATTTTTTATAATTAATTCTAAAGTAGCTCTTCCTATATTTTTTAATATAGCAGCTCCTTGAGCTATTATACTACCTAATATTGTTTGAGATAAAAAGGCTGAAATTGCTGATAATTTATTATCTTCTCTTTTCATAATTAAATTATATGCTAATACTGCTCTTTGAAAACCTAAGTTAGCTAAAATACTACCTCCTAATCCTAGTTGAGTTGTTTGGGATTTGGTTATAAATGCTTGTATTGCTGAAATTGATGTTAAGACAAGTTGTGTACTTTTTAATATAGCATAACCAGCAGCAAGGGGGCCTAATATTTTTCCAAAAGCACCTGCAATATTTCCTACTATACCACCAATAACTGATAATATTGGGGCTAATATATCTACTATAGGAGATATCACTTTTAATATAGGGCCTGCTAAACTAACAAATATTTCTTTTAATTTTTCAATCGAAGCATTAAAACGTTCTTGAATAGATTGAGAAGCTAACTGTTGACCATATTTTTCATCACCTAATTTTTGAATAGCTTTTTCATAACCATATTGTTTAACTAAATCATCAAATTTTTCTTTAGCGGCTGCAGCATCTTTTAATCCAATTTTAGCTAAAGCTTCTCTTTCAATTAATGAAGCTGCTAAATCTTCTCTAGTCATACCAACAGATTTAGCTAATGCTTCTTGTGCTATAACATTTGTATTAGTAAAATCAGCAGCTGTACCTATTTGTCCTGCTATTTCTCTTGCTACTCCAGCTATATCATTATTTAAAGCATACATACGAGCACGCTCTAGATTTAAATCTTTACCTGTTATTAACTCAGCTTCTAATTCTGAGGATATAGATGATTCAAAATTAAGTAAAGATTGAGATATTGCTTCTACTTTTTCTAAATTTGCTCCTAATGCTTTTGCTTGAGCCACGGCTTGAGCTAATTTACCTGAATGCATTCCTAAAGATAAAGTTGTTGCTTTAGATGCTTTAGCTACATCTTCAACAATTTCTTTTTCATTTAAAGCTAATTTATTAGTTATATTAAATGCTTTAGCTTGACCTAATATTTTAGCTGTATTATCTGATAAATCTGTTCCTGTTGCTACTGATATTTTAGAAAGACGAGCTGCAGTTTCATTTGTGTAACCAGCTACTTCTGTTAATTGAGTAAAATCTTTTAATAATTCTCCACTAAGCATTGTTGCTGTTCCAAATTCTTTATTAACAGCTATTAATGATTTTTGTAATGCTAAAGTTGTAATATTAATATCTCCACTTGAATTAGCTATATTATTAAGTTCATTTCTTAAATTATTTGCTTCATTATATGAAGTACCAAATGCTTTTGCTAATTCTCCTGTTGCCTTATCTGATTTTATAAGAGCATCAATTATTTGTTGTATAACAAATAAAGTTATGTTTGCTGGATTTGTAAGTGATGATTTAAGTTGATTACCTAATGATTTTAATCCTGCTCCTAATCCTTGAACGCCACTTTTTGTTGCTTTAGTAGTATTTTCAGCTTCTTCACGAATTTCTTTAAAATCAATACCTAAATTTTTTAATACTGGGATTCTTTCTAATCCTTTTAACGCACCTCCAAAAATACCTAATTGTTTTTGTATTTCTTTTCTTTTTTCTTCTTCTTTTTTTAATTCAACATTTATTTTTTCTAATTCTTCTCGTTGTTTTTTAGTAATATAAAACTGTTTAGAAGAAAGACTCATATTTTTAAAATTACTTTCTATTAGTTTTTCATTGGTATATATTTTATTTCTAAGTTCTTTTATTTCATCTTTACGAAGATCTCTTTCATCTTTAGATAAAGATAATATATTACTTAATTCTTTATATTGTTTAACAACAGCTTTATTAAAATTTTCAATATTGTTTATTCTGTTAGCATCTTTTTCTGCTTTTTGTTTACCAAGAGCATTTAATTGACTTTCTAAACTGGTTTCAAATAATTTAGCTTTATTAATTGTGATAATATTTCTAGAAATTTGTTTTTGAATATCTTCTATTTCTTCAAATTCTAATCTTTGATCACGTATAGCTCTATTTATTTTTTTATTAATATCTAATATGCCAGATTCAAAAACACTTCTTCTAGATTCAATACCTAAAATATCTTTTAAGTCTTCTACTAGTGTTGAAGATAAATCATAACTTTCAGATTGAAGCTTTAATCTATCTCTAAGAATTTCGTTTTCTTTAACTAAAAGATCATTTAATTCTTTTTGTTTTTTTATTTCTTCAGGAGTAGGCATCTGTCTATTTATTATTTATTATAAATATTGAAAGCCTCTATTTTTTAGAGGCCTTCGTAATGTATGTTGGTGGTGTAATAGGTTTAGCAGTTTTATTAAATTCGGATTTATTAACTTTACCTGATGAATCCATTAATACTGTTTTACTTCCGTTTTGTGCTTTTTCATATTCTGATGCTTCATCTTCATAATGTTTTTGAATTTGTAAAAATGTATATTTACGTAACCATATTGGCATATTGTAAATTGTATTCCAATCAAAACCACCATTACCATGAAATACTATTTCGTGAATTTGTTTAAACAAACTCATACGAAATAAAGGAGCATTATCCAGCGTCAGGCCAAAAAAAGTTAATCCCTATTGGGATAGCGACCTCCACTCCGCTATCAGTTATGAAAGTTAAATTAACATCAGGTTGTGTTTTTTTAATGTATTCTCTTAAAGCACGTGAATCTTTAGCTAATAAAAAATTATCAACAAATTCTCTTATAGATTTATTATCTCTATCACCTTCAACTGAAGTTATCATATATTTTAAACGAGTAGATAATTCTGGCGAGAAATCTTTGTTAATTTTCTTTAATCCTTCAATTTCCTTATCAATATTTGTTTCATCATTTCCTGTTAATATTTTATAGGTAATTTTATTATTAGAATGAGGTAAAGTATAAGAAAATTCATTTATTCCTTTAGTGAATTGAGATTCATCAAAAGATTTATTTTCTACTTTTGATAAATCAACTGTTATTTCTCCTCCAGCATAATTAAATGAATAATCTTTACCGTATCCTAAAACACGAGCTGCAACGAATAATGCATTTTTATCTCCAACAATTAAATCTTTAACATTTACTCCTTTTGTTACAATTAAGGATTCAAGTAATTTATCAAGTACTGTCCCTTTTTGAATATAGGATTGATTTGTTAATATATCTTCTTCTCTAGCTGTCATGTATTTCATTTCAACTGTTCCAGATGATAAAGGAGATGTTTCAGGGTAAATTAAACCTTTTGAAGGTAAATCTACAATTTCTGTTGGGAAACTAAATTTGTTTTCTTCCATAATTTTTATTTATTATAACTTTTTGTCCTATATAAATATATAAGAAAAAAAGAAGCTCGCAAAAATTGCGAGCTATCTTTAAAATTATTTTTATTAATTAGAAGTTTAATACACAATAATCTGGTTGTACTGTAATTTGGATATTTTGTGCTGTTGATTCATTATCCCAGCTATAATCACCAAAGTTAGCATTTGTAATTAATGCACCTTTAATAATCCATTCTGATACAATATCACCTACTGGACCTAAAACATCTATTGTTAAATCTTTCTTATAGAAGTCAGAATAACCATCTCTACCTGTTACAGATTCGTGATGTAAACGTACCCATTCCATTACTGCCTGAGCACCCGAAGGTGTAATTGGATCAAATAATGTTAATTGGATTTCACCCCATTTAGATTTACCTTTAACGAAACGTTGTACGTTTATATGGTTAAGAGGAATACTATCTTGGGTTAGCGTCACAGCGTTTACTCCCTTAATTATATACGAAGGTATACCGTCAACATACATAATAAATCTATTTTGTTGTTTTGGTTCAAATGCTGTGAAAAATATTTCGTTTGGATCTAATACTGCCATGTTTTTATTTTATTTAATTTTGTTATAAATATTATGTTTTTAAAAAATTATTCGAAACTTACTCCTGTAGGTAAAATGTTGAAGTTTAAGTAAATAAATTCAGCAGTTTTAGTTGGTTGTAAATAGATTTGACCTACTAATTGATTTCTATCAATTACATCTGGCGTATTGTTTGAATCATCCATTACTACTTTAAATGCAAATAATCCTTGTCTTTGTTGAACTGATGTTAAGTATGGATTTACTTGTGCTAAGAAAGCATTACGAGTAGCTATACTATTTTGTTCAAATACTAAGTTATTAGCAACTTGAGAAATATATGATTTTAATGAAATTAATAATCTACGAACATTTACTCTATCTAATGAAGATGCTTTTGTTTGTAATGTTTTTTGTCCATATACTACAACTCCAGTACCTGGGAATGTTGCAATTGGATTTACTTTATTATTATATAAAGTATCTCTTTGAGTTTGTGATAATTTTTGAGCTGCTCTAATAACAGTAGATAATCCACCTCTATTAATACCTGCAGGTGCAAACCAAGGCTCACTTACGCTATCATTAAATGCATACACACCTGCTACCATTGTTGAAGCTGGTACCCAAACACGTTGTCCTGAATCTGGGTCAATTGTTTGAAGCCAAGGCCAATATGAAGCAGCATATGAAGTATTTCTTGAAGTTGATTGTGCTGTTACTGATGCTATTGTATTTACATTATAAGGAACTAAATCAAGTACAAAAATATTATCACCTCTGTTTTGAGTGTTATTAATTACACTTGTAACTTGAGAAGTTTGTAATGAATTGAATAAACCAGGAGCTATTAATACGTTAAATCTATAATCATCTTGATTAGATAACAAACTAATCATGTTGTTGTAACTTGCACTTGGAAGACCTTGTGAATTGTTACCACTTGTTATAGTTTCATAATAAGCAGCGCCAGCACCAAATAAATTACCAGTAGCATTACCGAATGAACCACTTTTATTTACTGGAATAGAACCTGTAAATTGTGATTTTGCAACACCGTTGTTATCAAAATAGAATGGAGTTGGAGTTAATACTGATTTTACTCTTACGTATCTTGAGAAATTAGGAGTTGAACCTGAAACTTCTATTTGATTTGTAGTAGAATTGTAGTTTGATTTAGAATCACCTATTACTTTAGTTACAAAATTTGGAGCGGTAGGGTCCATTGATAAGTTAGTCCAAGTTTCTAATATACTAGGATCGTTTACAGTATCATCACCTTGTCTAATTAATAATGAGAAAGTACCTGAAGCAGTATCGTTGTTTGTAATTTGCCATCTGATATTATCTGCTGATCCACTAGCTAAAGCACCACTAGCATCTTCACTACCTGTACTATTCATAATAGTACCTTCAGATAAAGTAGCTAATACTAAAGAAGCTGATGTGTTAGCATTTGTGATACCATTTAAACCAGTTGCGCCTACTTCAGTAGTTGCTTCACTGAAAGTACCACTTACAACACGAGAAACTAACAATGTTTGACCACCGTTGTTAAAATAGTTGTAAGCAGCTATTGATGTAAAATAGCTATAAACTTGACTACCACTAATAAAAGTAGTACCAAATTTGTTTTGATAATCACTGTAAGAAGTAACAATTGTTGGAACTTCTACAGGACCTTTAACTGTTGGACCAATAATAGCCGCACCTACGGTTACTGGTTGTTGGGTTATGAATGATTGATCGTTTTCAATCGCTAAAACACCAGGAGATATTAATGTTTCTACCATGTTATTTATTTATTATTTTATTTATTGTTCTGTAATAAATATGGTAGATGTTTTTAAAAATTAATTTAAACTAATGAATTCTCCACTGTTTAAATCAATATTTCCTTCTCCATATTTTTCTTGCAATTGTTGGCTAACTTTATTTTCTTCGATTTTTAAATCTGAAAGTACTTTTATTATCATTTCTTTTTGTGATTTTAATTCTTGAATTTGAAATTCAATTACACCAAAATCATTAATGATTTGACTTCTTGTTGTTTGAAAACCTTTTAATGATTGTAACTCTTCTGTTGTTAAAACTGTTTTTTCCATATGTTTATAAATATTATTATTGTCCGTAAGATATATAATACCATCCTGGGACTGGTGTTGTTTTGTACATAAATTGAAACCCATTGCGATTATCTGTTGCTGGATTTAACGTTAAATCATCTAATGTATCACTTCCTCCTAAAGGAATATTTAAATTGTTATATCCAAAAATAGCTACACCTGAAGCAGTAATACTAATTTGTGAATAATCTAATGAAGTTGATTGTACATTACTTACAGCAAAATTAATTATTTGTCCATCTTGTGATGATGGTAAAAATAACAATCCTACAGATCCAGTTCCTATTTGATTTAAAAATATAAATGATTTATTTCCTCCAACCACATTATAAGGATTAATTGGTGGATTTGTACCACTACTAATATCAACATATGAAGGAGCAAATTGGAATGGAAAACCACTTAAAAAAGATGCTGTTTGTGCTAAAGATGAAGTAGCACAAAATGAAGCAGTACCTTGAAAATTTGTTACTGTTAATGTTTCTGTAACCGGATTAAAAGAAGGACCTGTTCCACTCCATTTTAACGGTGTAGGAGTTGAAGATGTTGAGTTAAAAAAAGCTATATTATATTCTCTATCAGTTAATGGAATCGTTGTGTTTGGTTCTACTTGTAATGTTTGAATTGAACGGTTAAAAGTTCCACTACCTGTTGTTCCTACTAAAGTAAAAGAACCTGAGATGGTGATATCATATGCTTCCGTTCCTGTTAAAGCGTCTATACTTTGAGTTATTTGAGCTGCATTTATTATCTGCCCGTCTACTATACCTGTTGTTGAAAGATTTAAAGCCATTTATTATAAATATATAAAAAATATTGATTTTTTAAAACTTAATGTATTATTTTTTATTATTCAATGTCTTTAGCCAACATATCAGTTGTTGTTAAATCCATTGATATAATACCTACAGTTAAAATATCATCTTGAATTTCAAACTGGTTAGTTCTAATTAATTTTGTTCCTGATAGGATAGATGATGTATCTATTTTTAATCCATAAAGTGTTTCCTCTATTACTAGGTTTATGATTAAATTATTTACAGTTTCTACTGCTGTTAATGTTTTTCCATTTAAAAATTCTTTAGCTTTCATTTTTTATTTAATTAATAATTTAACTGTTAAGTAACGTATTATAAGTGTTTATTCTATTTCTGATATATCATTTTCAGTTTTTACCTCCAAACTCCTGATATTTTAATTTTTGGATTTGCAGTTTTCCATACCCCAGCTACTTTTATCCATGTTATAGCATCTTTCCACACACCTGCTATTTTAATCCACATTATGTTTCCAGATACTGGTAGCTCAATAGGTACTTGTCCTATTTCAATCTGCGCCCCATCAAATAATCTTCTTGTTGCCATTTTATGCTTCTGTTAAAATTATAGCACCTGTTAGTGATGTTGATACTGCAGAAAATACACTAATTGCAAGGCAAGCATCAGGGTCTATTTCTGCCAAAGAACCGATAATGCAACCTGTACTAACTGAATCTAATGGCATTGCACCTGTTGCACTTTCCAATGAAATCATTGCTAAAGGCTTGAACATACACACCCCAAAATTGCCTGCCGTTCCTGTGGTGGCAGTAACGGTTACTGATTCAATACTTTCCACACCTGTATCACCTGCTTGTAATGGTATTGGAATTAACAATCCTACTTCTCTATAAAAACCTGCACCAATTGTTGTGGCAGTAGATGTTCTACCACTCACACCCGCTGAATTTGTGTAGCTTATTGTTACCGTTGTAACTGTGTTTCCTACTTGTGTATAAACTACTATCCCTGCCATAACTCCCTCACCCGATGTATATCTTGTTAATGGTGCGGTTGGTAAGTTGGTTGTTTGAGCTGTTGTTAAAGTAGCATTCAGTCCTCCGCTAACATTTAACAAATCAACTAAAAGCATACCGCCTGCGCCAAATGTTGAAGTATTAAATCTACCGCCCAAAAATGTAAGTCGCCCTGTTGATATGTCAGGGATAGGTCCCATTGATTGTGCAGAATCCTTATTAAGAGCAACGCTTGTAGTAGGTACGGCAGGTGCAGGATTAAAAGATTGCCAACTTGCGTTCAATCGCAAAGTTCTAGCGATTGATGTGGATAGCTGAAAATCTGCAACACGATTTTCTTTTAGCTTTTCTACATATTCATCAAAGTCTGTTAGTGCCATTATTTTTCAATTGTTGCTAATGAACCAAATAATTCAGGTGCAGTTGCAGCACTTGGAATAAACATTAGTGCTAAACAAGCATTAGGGTCAATAACGGGTATGCCGGGCAATCCTGTTGTGTAATCTCTCCACCCCATTGTACCACCTGCCCCAACAGGTATCCAAGCCAAAGGTTGAGCAATGGTTATACCGAAGTTACCTGCAGTTCCCGTAGTAGCAGTTAATTGTATTTGCTCTATTGCTTGTATTCCACTATCACCCGCTGCTAAAGGTATTCTTTGCATTCTTGTAACCTCACGGAAACCCGTTGCACCTATGTTAATAGTTGATGTTCTACTTCCCGTACCTGCTTGGTTTGTGTAGGTCATTGTGAGAGTTGTAGATGTTGTTCCTATAATAGTGTAAATTTCATAAAACGCTATGTTCCCTGCACCTCCCGTATTCCTTGTTAATGCAGGAGTTGGAGTTGACCCTTGAATTGTTTGTGCAGATGTTAAAGTTGCATTTAACCCACCCTCGTGAAATAACCTATCGTACAATAAATACACGCCTGCGGTTAATGGTGTAATAGATGCCCCAATTAAGTGTTTATCTCTACCACCACCTGCGGCAGTAAAAGGTATTGCACCCTGAGTTGTACGGTCAGGTATTGAACCTATTGTTGGGACTGCACCTTTTGCAGGCATACCATCATACTCCCAAAGAGAACATCCCCTACCTGATATTGGTGAAGTTGCAGTAACACCTGCAACACGAGGTACTTTGTGAAAAAAGATATTTTCAGGAGTACCACTATTGCCGCCTGATTGTCTGTTAATTAAATCAGATAAGTCTGTTATTGCTGCCATATTATTTCATTTTGTATTGCGTGTTCTTTTGCCTCTATGATTAGGTTAGCTAAATTGTCAAGATTAACTCCCGATTGATATACCAAACCACCTGCTTGTGGTAGTATCTCAAAACTTTCGTTACCAACTTGTAATGCCCAATCTCCACCATCTGATAGATATAGAAATGACTCCGTCTTACTAATTACTTTCATATTTTATTTAATTGTATTGTTTTTTAGATTATAGATTATGCATATATAAATATGTTAAACATATTGTAAATAAATATCTCCATCAGAACCGCCTGAAGGTGCTGCTGTTCCGCTTGTGATTGCTTTTTGTTTGTCATTAAATGTAGTCCAATCTGATGGACTTAATGCTCCCCTATTTGTAGCATCTGCAGTAGGTATGTTAAGAGTAATAACAGGTGTTGTAGTTGGATTCACTACTGAACTACTTACATCAGTACCTGTTGTACTAATTGTCAAAGCAGCAACAGAAGTTACTGTTCCAGAACCACCACCTAAAACATAAGATGCTGTTGATGCAAATGAAGAACTTAAAGCTTGTTCTGCAAATAAAGCATAAGATGCTGTTGCTATAGATCCTGATTGAGATACTGTTACAGGGAATGTTGTTCCGTCTCCTTTTGTAAATGTTATTGTTGTATTTAATGCTGATGCAGTTATTATGCCTTGTAAAGGTAAAGAAGAAGTTGAAGCGAATGATGAACTTATTGCATTTCCTGATAAGAATGATGCTGTTAATGCATATGAGGCACTAACTACACTTCCTAATAAAAAAGATGCTGTAGATGCAAATGAAGAACTTAGAGCATTTGTAGCAAAAGATGATGTTCCTAACAAACTTCCAGTAAATGAACCTGTGAATGATCCACTTCTATAAGAACTAGTAAAACTATTAAATGTGGTTAAAGTTGTATAAGCAGGAGCAAATGATGCTGTAGATGCAAATGATGAACTTGTCGCTATAGAGGCTGTAGAAGCAAATGATGAACTAACAGCTCTTGATGAGCTTATTGCAAACGAAGATGATAAGGCTTGAGTTGCATAAGATGCAGTACCTAATAAAGATCCTGTTATTCCACTAGTTACTCTTAAACTACCAGTTATACTAGCACCGGTAGTTGTAACAGATAATACATCAACTGAAGCTGAAGTAACTGTTAATAATTCTGATGTTGCGTTTTCTGATACTTGAAATATACTTCCTTGTGAACCTGAAATGTTAAATATATTCGATCCACTTCCTATTATTCCTACAGTATTACTTGAACCTGATACTATTAAACTTCCTGTTATTACAGCAGCTCCTACAAACGGAAACGCAGGCCCACCTCCACCACCATTTAAAGCAAATGATGCTGTTAATGAGTAAGAAGAACTTAAGGCATACGATGCACTTTGAATACTTCCTAATAATAATGATGCTGTCGCCGCATATGAAGAGCTTGTTGCAATAGAAGCAGTAGATGCATATGAAGCACTTACTACACTTCCTAATAATAATGAAGCGGTTGCTGCAAATGATGAACTTAAGGCTTGAGTAGCATAACTTGATGTTCCTAAAACACTTCCTGTAAACGATCCTGTAAACGAACCTGTTCTAAATGATCCAGTGAAACTATTAAAAGAAGTTAGGGTTGTATATGCTGGAGCAAATGAAGCAGTAGATGCAAATGATGAACTTGTCGCTATAGACGATGTTAAAGCAAATGATGAACTTAAAGCATTTGTAGCGTATGATGAAGTACCACTTAACGAACCAGAGATAGTTCCGTTAACTACAAGTGAACCTGAAATTCTTATACTTCCTGTTACACTTAAATTATCTATACTCGCTGAGTCTGTAAAAAATATTGGCATTGTTTATTATAAATATTAGTTAATTAATTCTTCTAGTTTGACCACCCGTAGTTCCATCAGGATTAATAAGAACCATACGCTCAGCAACAGAACCAGAGTATGTTGTGAAATTTCCTCCAATTAAAAACTTGCCATTAGATTGTTGGATTATTGGAATAACAATGTCATTAAAACCTGTTCCTATATTAAAAGTTGCATCCTTAGTTCCATCAGAATTTAGTCTAACTATTCTGTTATTAGCTGAACCAGAGTATGTTGTGAAATTTCCTCCAACTAATAATTTTCCGTCTGGTTGTTGGATTATTGGAATAATAGAAGCATCAAAACCTGTTCCCATATTAAAAGTTGTATCCTTAGTTCCATCAGTATTTATTCGAACTATTCTGTTATTAGCAGAACCAGAATATGTTGTGAAATCTCCTCCAACTAATAACTTGCCATCAGATTGTTGAATTACTGTTCGAACAAAACCATTAAAACCTGTTCCTATATTAAAAGTTGTATCCTTAGTTCCATCAGAATTTATTCTAACAATGTAGTTATTAGCAAAACCAGAGTATGTTATGAAATCTCCTCCAACTACTAATTTTCCGTCTGATTGTTGGATTATTGATAAAACTAAAACATCAAAACCTGTTCCCATATTAAAAGTTGCATCCTTAGTTCCATCAGTATTTAGTCTAACTATTCTGTTATTAGTAAAACCAGAGTATGTTGTGAAATTTCCTACAACTACTAACTTGTCAACAGATTGTTGGATTATTGTTCGAACAATACCATTAAAACCTGTTCCCATATTAAAAGTTGCATCCTTAGTTCCATCAGTATTTATTCGAACTATTCTGTTATTAGCAGAACCAGAATATGTTGTGAAATCTCCTCCAACTAATAACTTGCCATCAGATTGTTGAATTATTGATAAAACAAAGTTATTAAAA